AATACTACCACCAGTTCCAACAACAACATCTATAGATGCACCAGATCCATTTCCACCAGTTAGTGGAATATTTTTATAAGGACTAGGTGGTGCAACAGTTATAAAGTTTAATCCAGTAGATATTCCTGTATTAGTATATCCAGCACCTGCATTGTTGATTGTAATTGAAGTAACAACACCAGCAGTGACAAAAGCTGTAAATGCAGCACCAACTCCAATGGTTGAACCAATTGATACTAAAGGATTAGACAGATAACCAGCACCTCCAGTTTCGATTCCAACTGATTGAATTGTTCCAGCAGCAGAAACTACAGCACTGAATATTGCTTTTCTTGGGAATTGATATCCACTTCCTATTCCAACATCAAC